ATTAAGTAAAGGTGGCGAAATGAAAAAAGGTTATGGAGCTGCTAGACAATCTGGTATGGGATTACAAGATGAAAATTTAGTTCCAGGTAAGTCAATGGATTACTACAAAGACTTAATGTAATAAAGGATATGCATGGCAACATCAGGAACTACAGCATTCGATTTAAATATAGATGAGATAGTTGAAGAAGCATACAACAGATGTGGAATCAACGGAATGTCTGGGTATGATCTTAAAAGAGCCAGAAGAAATTTAAATATTTTATTTTCAGAATGGGGTAATCGTGGCGTTCACCTTTGGAAAGTTGAATTACAAACACAAGCTTTAACAGCAGGACAAATAGAGTACACAGTTCCAACAAATGTATCAGATGTACTTGAAGCTTATATTTCAACAACTTCAGGGACTACATCATCAACAAATGATATATCTTTAACAAAAATAGATAGATCTGCTTACGCAGCTTTACCTAATAAAGGATCTACAGGACAGCCTTCACAATATTTTGTTGATAGACAAACAACACCAATAATTAATTTATATATTGCACCAGATGCATCAACTTATACTCATTTAAAATATTATACTATTAATAGAATTGAAGACGCAGGTTCTTATACTAATCAAGCAGATGTTGCTTATAGATTTATACCATGCATGATTTCTGGTTTATCATATTATTTATCTTTTTTAAAAAATCCACAATTAACTTCTAATTTAAAATTAGTTTACGAAGATGAATTACAAAGAGCATTAAACGAAGATGGTCAAAGAACTTCAGTTTATATTTCACCACAAACGTTTTATGGAGATGGAGTATAATGGCGACTAGAGCATCAGGAAAATATGCATTAGCAATATCAGATCGATCTGGACAAGCTTTTCCATATAGAGAAATGGTTAAAGAATGGACGGGAGCCTTGGTTCATAGATCTGAGTTCGAGCCTAAACATCCACAGTTAGACCCTAGAAGAACTTCAGCAGATGGCGTTGCATTAATGAACGCAAGACCTCAGACATTTACAATTTTATCTGGAGGTGGAGGAAGAGCTACAGTTGATTTAACTTTACCAGGAGACTTTGCTTTTCAATCAAATGGTATGCAGCCTTTTGACGGTGCTGCAGAAAATAGAAAAAGAGAAGCAGTAGTTAACCTTGGAACTGTAACAATAGGGATATCGTAATGGCTACTTATAAATTTTATTATTGTACAACTACAGATGATTATTTAGAAGAAGAATATGTTTCAGATACAAACATAAAAGATATTGATACAGAATTTAAAATTAATAAGGGTAACATAACTAAAATAACAAGAATTGATATTTTAGATGACCCTGATAATATTAACACTGATGAAGCTTTAGGATACGAAAGAGATTAATGGCAATAACTTATTCAAATTTTTTAACTCAAGTTCGAAACTACACTGAAGTAGATTCTAATGTACTATCAGATACTTTACTAGATCAATTTATTAGAAATATTGAATTAGATATTGCAGGTAAAGTTGATTATGATGATTTAAGAAGATACGCAACTTCATCTTTTAACCCAAATAAAAGATACTTAGTAATGCCTGCAGACTTTTTAATTATTAGATCTTTACAGGTTTTTAGTACCACAGATCAAACAGGTACAAGAAACTTTATGGAGAAAAAAGACACAAGTTTTGTCACAGAATATAATAGTGCAGGAGATACAGGTTTACCACAATATTACGCAAATTGGGATGATAACAATATCGTTGTGGCTCCAACACCCGATCAAGCGTACGCAGTACAACTAAATTATATTATTAATCCACCACATTTTGACAGTTCTAACGCAACTTTTATTTCTACGAATCAAGAAGGAATGTTATTGTATGGTGTTTTAGTTGAAGCCTTTTCTTTCCTAAAAGGGCCTATGGATATGTACAATCTGTATAAAACAAGGTATGATAGTTCTATAGAAGCTTTTGCTCTTCAACAAATGGGTAGAAGACGTAGAGCGGAATTTGATGATGGGGTTCCAAGAATTAAGGTACCTTCACCATCACCATAAAATTTATATAAGGAGTTTTAACATGGCAATACAACAAGCGGTAGCAAATTCATTTAAAAAAGAAATATTAGAAGGTATTCACGACTTAGAAAGTGGTGGAGATCAATTTAAATTAGCATTATACGAAGACACAGCAAACTTATCTGCTGCAACAACAGCATATCCTGGAGACAGTACAGGTGGACAAGTTAGTGATACTGGACAATACGTTCAAGGCGGAGGAGTTCTTACATCACAACAAACTTCACTAGACACAGGTGTAGCGATCGTAGATTTTGCTGATTTATCATTTACTGGAGTAACTTTAACTGCAAGAGGAGCATTAATTTATAATACATCAGAGACAAACAAAGCGGTAGCGGTGTTAGACTTTGGTGGAAATAAAACTGCAACTGCAGGAACATTTACTATTCAGTTTCCAGATTTCAATTCAACATCTGCGATATTAAGAATTAGTTAAGGAGGTTAGATGGCACTTGTCATTAACGATAGAGTTAAAGAGACAAGCACCACTACTGGAACGGGAACGTTCGACTTGGCTGGTGCTTCTCAAGACTTTGTTTCATTTGTATCGGGTGTAGGTAACGGTAATACTACGTATTACTGTATCACAAATACTGGAACAGATGAATTCGAAGTTGGCGTTGGTACAGTTACCGATGCTGCAACAGATACTTTATCAAGAGACACGGTCATAAGTAATTCTTTAGGTACCACAGCTAAAATTGATTTTGGTGCAGGAGCAAAAGAAGTATTTTGTACTATCCCTGCAAAGAAAGCAATTTCACCTGTTATGGAAGCAACAGGTTATGTTGTAACCCATGCATCAACTTTAGATGAAGACCAAACTCTAGATTCAGGTGTATTAGCAGGACCAGTAACTATTACTGGAACACAAACAGTAACAGGAACATTGGTAATTATTTAATGAGTAAAATAGAAGTAAATGCAATCGAACCACAATGCGGAACTACTTTAACGCTAGGTGCAAATAACGATAAAATTGTTTTAGGCACTGGAGCTTCTTTTGGTGGTGGAGTAGCAGCAATAAACTGGGAAACAACAGCACAAGCTGGAGATTTTGGTGCTTTAAGTGGTAGAGGATATTTTGTTAATACTACAAGTGCACCAAGAACAGTAACACTTCCAGCAACACCTTCTGCTGGAGATATAGTGGCTATAGCAGATTATGCAGGCACAGCTGGAACAAATAATATTACAATTGCAGCAAATGGTTCAGAAAAAATTCAAGGTTCTACTACTGATCATGTAATTAGTACAAACGGTGTAACCGTTACATTAGTTTACGTTGATTCAACACAAGGTTGGAAATTAGTAAATACAGGAGAAGCATCGAGTCTTCCTGAACAAGCTTTATTTACTGTAGCAACAGGTGGGACAATAACTTGTTGTGGTGATTATAAAATTCATACTTTTACTGGACCTGGTACTTTTTGTGTATCTCAAATTGGAAATGGACCTACAAATCCAAATGGAGGTCCTACCACAGTTTCTTATATGGTAGTAGCAGGAGGTGGTGGCCAAACAGGTCCTGGACACTATAACGGTGGAGGTGGAGCTGGAGGTTTTAGAGAAGGTAGAGATATTGCACCTTCATATACAGCTAGCCCATTAGTAGCTCCTGCAGGTCTTACAATTACTGCATCACCTTTTCCTATATCGGTAGGTGCAGGAGGTGGAGCAAACGGATCTAACTCAATTTTTTCAACAATCACGTCAACAGGTGGAGGAGGAGGTGGTTCACCTGGTCAAGGTCAAGGAAATAGTGGAGGTTCTGGTGGAGGTGGTTCACCATTTGGTCCTGCAGCTGATCAACCTGGTGGTGCGGGAAATACGCCTTCAGTCAGTCCACCTCAAGGAAATTCAGGAGGAACTGGAAGAGTATCATCACCTCCTGGTACAGCAGCCGCTGGCGGTGGAGGTGGTGCAACAGCAGCTGGTGGTGATTCAAATACTAGTAATCCTATAACTGCGGGAAATGGTGGAGCAGGTGCTACAACATCAATTTCAGCAAGTCCAACTGCATACGCAGGTGGTGGTGGCGGAGCAGCATATTTATCAGGTGCTGGAGGTTCTGGAGGAACAGGTGGTGGTGGAAACGGTGGTCAGTATCCCAATAACCCAGCATCAACAAACGGAACAGCTAACACTGGAGGTGGTGCAGGTGGCGATGCAGGGTTTACTAGTCCTACAGGTGGTTCAGGAATTGTAATAATAAGGTATAAATATAGATAATTATGGCAAGTGAAATAAAAGTAGATAATATTAAAGATCAATGCGGGACAGCCGTTATTACTAAATGTGGTGCAACACATACAGTAACTGCGGAAGTTTATAAAGCAGACACGATTCAAGATACAAGTGGAAATGCTTATCTTGCAAAATGCGGTACAACTGTAACTTTAGGTGGTTGTGGTCAAACAATAGAATTAGCATCAGGTGCAAGTCAAACAGGATTCGGTAGAACAGGAACAGTAGACTGGGATACCACAGCTAAAACGGCATCATTTACAGCAGTAAGTGGCAATGGATATTTTATAAATACAACATCTGGAGCAATCACAGTTACACTTCCAGCAACTCCAAGTGCTGGTAATATAGTTTCAGTTTCAGATTACAACGGTACAGCTTCTACAAATGCAATCACACTTGCAAGAAACGGTTCAAATATAAACGGAGATGCCTCTGACTACACAATTACAAAAGCAGATTCTGCTGTTACATTTGTTTATGTAGATGGAACGGTTGGTTGGACAAGTGTTCAAACTTCAAATACAGTAGATAATCAAAATCTTTTTATTGTGGCTTCTGGTGGAACAATAACAGAATGTGGAGATTACAAAATTCATACTTTTACAGGACCAGGAACTTTTACTGTTGCAGCAGGTTCTGATACATCCAATAATGAAGTTTCATACTTAGTAGTTGGTGGAGGTGGAGCTGGTGGGACAGGATCAGAAGGAAATAGCTCAGTTGGATCAGGTGGTGGTGGAGCTGGCGGTTTTAGAGAACGAAGAGCAGCAAATGATTCTTACACAGTGTCTCCTTTAAATGGAGCTACTCCAATTACTGTAACATCTCAAGGATATCCAATAGTTGTAGGTGGTGGAGGACCAGGAAGAGCCTCAGCAGGTCCTTGCACAGGAAATAATCCAAATGGTTCACCATCAATTTTTTCATCTATAACATCAGCAGGGGGTGGTTACGGAATTAGTAGGAATGGTGATGCACCTCAAATAGGAGGATCAGGAGGATCAGGAGGTGGTACTACTTTTACTGGAAGTGCATGCTCTACAGCTGGAGGATCTGGCAATACTCCCCCAACAAGTCCTGCACAAGGTACAAATGGTGGTGATGGATCAGGAGCTAATCCACAACATCCAGGAGGCGGTGGAGGTGGAGCAACTGTGAGTGGAGGAAATGCTTTAAGTCACCCAGCACCTGGAGAAGGAGCAGAAGGTGGTAATGGAGCAACAACACATATTACAGGAAGTCCAGTTACTTATGCTGGTGGTGGCGGTGGCGGAGTAGGTTTACCAGGAGGACCCCCAGGACCAGGTGGTTCTGGTGGTGGTGGAGCTGGAGGAACAAATTTAAATCCAAATGGAGATGGAACAGCAGGAACAAATAACACTGGTGGAGGTGGAGGTGGAGCTGCGTCTGGAGCTTTAATGGGTGCTTGCGTTTCATTGAAAGGTGGAAACGGCGGCTCTGGTGTAGTAATAATAAGGTATAAATTTCAATAGGTAAATTATGAGTGAAGTAAAAGTAAATAAAATTAGTCCAAGAACAAATTGTGGTACAGTTACTGTAGGTGATGCAGGAGATTCTGTAACAGTTACAGCAGGAGTTCCAGTAACCGTTAATGGAGATTTAAAATCAAATGCATTAAAAGCAGTTGATGGTGGAAGCATTATTAGTCAATGTGGAACAAATATTACTTTAGGTGCTTCAGGAGATACAATCAATTTAGCGGCTGGTGCATCACAAACAGGTTTTGGTCGTACAGGTACAGTGGATTGGGATACGACTGCAAAGACAGCTTCATTCACAGCGGTTTCAGGAAATGGATATTTTGTAAATACAACAAGTGGTGCTATTACAGTTACGCTTCCAGCGAGTCCAAGTGCTGGTGATATTGTCTATGTAAAAGATTATACAGGAACTTTTGATAACAATGCTTGTACTGTAGCAAGAAATGGATCGAATATTAGAGGAGCAACAAATAATTTTACGTTAGAAAAATCAAACTCTGGAGCAGTATTTATTTATGTAGATGCAACAGAAGGTTGGCAAGTTTTTGTTGATGGATCAGATGGTGATGCAGCAGTACAATATATATGTGCTTCAGGTGGAACAATAACTTGTTGTGGTGATTATAGAATTCACACATTTACAGGTCCAGGTACTTTTACTGTAAATTGTATATCTTGTTCTTCCCCACAAAATACAGTTTCGTATATGGTAGTAGCTGGTGGCGGTGGATCAGGTATAAGTTATGGAGGTGGTGGTGGAGCAGGTGGTTTTAGAGAATATAAAAGTTCAGCAGATTGTTATACAGCCAGTCCTTTAAATGGTAATCCTGGAGGAACAGCAGTTACAGTTACAGCACAACCTTACCCAATTACAGTAGGAGGTGGTGGAACAGCATCTTTTCCTGGAGCAGGTAGTCCTGGAGCAAATTCAGTTTTTTCAACAATAACATCAACAGGTGGAGGATTAGGTGGAAGTTATAGTTCCCCTGCTCCATCAAATGGTTCACCTGGTGGTTCAGGTGGTGGATCAGCAGACGGACCAGTATCTGGAGGAAATGGAAATACACCTCCAGTAAGTCCACCTCAAGGAAATAATGGTGGAAATTCTTCTGGTCCAGGACCTGCAGCAGCAGGTGGTGGAGCTACGGCAGTAGGTGGAAATAACCCTGCAGGTAATGGTGGAGCAGGAGCAACAACTTCAATTAGTGGAACACCAACTGCATATGCAGGAGGAGGAGGTGGAGCAGGTGGACCTGGTGGAGCTGGATCTGGAGGCATAGGTGGTGGTGGAAATGGTGCAACATGTGGTGTAGGAACAAACGGAACAACTAACACAGGTGGTGGAGCAGGTGGAAGTATTGGAACATCTGGTGCAAACGGCGGTTCTGGTATAGTAATAATAAGATACAAATACCAATAGTTGAATGAACAAAATTTATAATATATAATAGGAGATAATTATGGCACACTTTGCAAAATTAGGAGCGAACGGAAAAGTCATTCAAGTATTAACCTTGAATAATTCTGATATGCTTAATGCTGACGGAGTTGAAGACGAAGCAGTAGGTCAACAATATTTAGAACAACACAATAATTGGCCTGCACAAATGTGGATTCAAACTTCTTACAATACAGCAGCTAACCAACACAAAAACGGTGGAACTCCATTTAGAGGAAACTATGCAGGTATTGGTTATACTTGGGATGAAGATGATCAAATCTTCTGGCCTAAAAAACCTTATGCTTCATGGGTAAAACATATTGCAACTGCATCTTGGAAATCTCCAATTGGTGATGCACCTGCTTTAACAGAAGAACAAACTTCTCAAAACGAGGCTAACACTCATAGATGGAGTTATGTTTGGAATGAAGAAGGACAATCTTGGGATTTGACAAATAGTATCTCTTAATATACTAGTCATGTTGGTGGCATGCAAAAAAGAATTTTAACAGAACAAGCTTTATATTACGGTGATGTTTCAATGCCGAAAGGTTTTGAGATAGACCGAGATAAATTATCAGGCGATATTTTACAATCTACATTTATAGCTAAAGAGTTTCCATTCTCAAGAACTTGGGACATGTTGAATACGTATATGCGTGAGCATATAAATTTAGAATATGGTTTTCAACTTGTGAATAAAAAAACATGGGGTGATATGTATAAACCCAATCAACAAACAATTCCTTTATTGAATATTGATCCAGTAGATTTACGAAATTCACCAGACTACACTTTACTATATGGTGTTAAAACTAATAACTGTTTTGTAAGAATCTATTATGATGATAATAGAAGAAAAGGAAGATCTTGGGATATAGAATTAAAAGATAATATGTTTATTATGTTTCCATCAACTAATATGTACTATCTAAAAAATAGACAGAAAGATAGTTTGAATTTTGTTCAAACAATAACTTATGAATATATCTAATTATTATTGGTATTTTACTTCAGCAATACCACCAAAACTATGTGATGACATTATTAAATATGGTTTATCACATTCTGAATCTTTAGCTAGAACAGGTGGTTATGGAGATAGAGAACTTACTAAAGATGAAATTAGAGATATGAAAAGAAAAAGAAATTCAGATTTAGTATGGCTCAATGATCCATGGATATATAAAGAACTCCACCCATATATTCATCAAGCAAATAGAGCTGCAGGTTGGAATTTTGATTGGGATCGATCAGAGTCTTGTCAGTTTACTAAATATAAGTTAAACCAATATTATGATTGGCATTGTGATTCTTGGGATAAACCTTACGATAAACCTAATACTCAAGAACATGGTAAAATAAGAAAACTTTCGATGACTTGTCAGTTAACCGATGGGTCTGAATATACAGGTGGTGAACTAGAATTTGATTTTAGAAATTATGATCCTCATATGAGAGAAGAAGCTAAACATTTAAGGCAAGCAAAAGAAATACTTCCAAAAGGATCTATTATTGTATTTCCTTCATTTGTATGGCATAGAGTTAAACCTGTAACGAAAGGAGTAAGGTATTCATTGGTCATGTGGAACCTTGGATATCCATTTAGATAATATGCAAATAACAGAATATTTTAAAACACCAATATGGATTGAAGACAAACCAGAATTTGTTAAATCATTAAACAAAGCCTCTAATCAATATATTAAAGATGCTAGAAAAAGAGAAAAAGAATTTATTAAAAAGCATGGTGACTTTGGAAGAAGTTATCATTCAACACCACTTACGATGGATAATAATTTTTTAGATTTTAGAAACTATGTAGGTCAAAAATCTTGGGAGTTTTTAGATTGGCAAGGTTTTGATATGCAGCAATATACAACTATGTTTAGTGAGTTATGGGTGCAAGAGTTTGCTAAAAATGGTGGAGGACATCATTCAGCTCATATTCATTGGAATCAACATGTATCAGGTTTTTATTTTTTAAAATGCTCTGATAAAACTTCTTATCCAATATTTCATGAACCAAGAACAGGTGCACGAGCTACAAAATTAAAAATGAAACCTGGTAATGGTGTATTTCATGGAACTGAATTAGTACATTTTAAACCAAAGCCAGGCACACTTATAATCTTTCCAGGGTACTTGGAACATGAATATGCGGTCGACTTTGGTGTAGAACCATTTAGATTTATACATTGGAACATTCAAGCTGTACCGAAAGAGATGGCTAAAGATGTCGTTTAAAAAAAACAAGTATACAATTATTAGAAAAGCAATAGATAAAGATTTAGCTGCATTTGTCGCAAACTATTTTTCTATGAAAAAACAAGTATTCGATACTTGTCGTCAAGCTAGATACATTTCTCCATATGAAACTTTACTTGGTTACTATGAAGGACACGATGAACAAATACCAAATACTTATTCTTCATATTCAGATATTGCAATGGAAACTTTATTATTAAAGTGTCAACCTGTTATGGAAAAAGCAACAGGATTGAAATTATATCCTGCATATACTTATGCAAGAATTTATAAAAAAGGCGATGAACTTAAAAGACACAAAGATAGATTTAGTTGTGAGATATCAACTACAATGAATTTAGGTGGTGACGATTGGCCAATATATCTTGAGCCTTCTGGTAAAGAAGGAATGAAAGGTATTGAAGTTAATTTAAAAGCTGGTGATATGTTGGTATATTCTGGTTGTGAATTAGAGCATTGGCGAAAACCATTTAAAGGTAAGGAATGTATTCAAGTTTTCTTACATTATAACAATCGTAAGACATTTGGAGCAAAAGATAATATGTTTGATAAAAGACCTCATCTTGGTCTTCCTTCATGGTTTAAGCGATGATATAATATTGTGATGGAGGCAGTGGCACCACCAATCACCCCACTGCTTCCTTTACAATATTAGGAGTTTAAATTGCTTGGTATAACCGCCCTATCACAATCACCGATATCCTCACTTGGAGGAACTAATGTTAATGTTGCCGTTACAGGTATTGAGTTAACAAGTAATATAGGTGCAACTACAGTACAAGCAAACGCAGACGTACTTTTAACAGGAATTCCATTAACTTCTACAGTAGATGATGTAAATATTGCAACATTAACTCCAGTTGATGTAACAGGTGAAGATTTAACAATTAACATTGGAGATGAAGATGCAACTGGAGGTGCAATAGCAGTTGTTAGTGGTGAACAATTAGATTGGACAATCGGAACTTTTTCAATTACTGCTGATGGTAATCAAAGCATTATTGCTGGCCCTGAACAAGAATTAGAAACCGATACAGGTACATTAACTGTACAAGCAGATGCTAATGTAGATGTTACAGGAGAAGATTTAACAACAGCTTTAGGTGATGAAACTGTACAAGCTAACGCTGATGTCCTTGTATCAGGAGAAGAATTAACCACAGATACAGGCACTGTCGCTGTGACCGCAGGAGCTTCAGCTCAACCAAATGGTGAAGAATTAACTTCAGATGCAGGGGATACTACTGAAACAGGTACTGCAAATGTTGATGCTACAGGTTCTGAAGCATCAGTAACCTTAGGAGATGAAACTGCAGTTGTAGATGTAGATGTGGCAGTAACAGGTCAAGAATTGACCACGGCCGAAGGCTCAGTAACAGTAGATTTAAATACTCCTGTAGATTTAACAGGACAACAGTTAACCGTTGCTTTAAATAACCCTTTAATTACTGCATGGTCTAACGTTGATCCAGATGTTACGAATACATGGACAGAAGTAGATACTGAAGATACTAACACTTGGAGAGAAGTTGATATCGCAGCTTAACAGGGATATAATATAGGAAATTATGGCTTCAACTTATTCAACAGACCTGAAACTAGAATTGATGGCTACTGGCGAAAACGCTGGTACATGGGGAACAAAGACAAATACTAACTTAAATCTTGTTCAACAAGCAATTGCTGGTTATGAATCTATTAATGTAACAACCACTACGGTTGCTCTTGCAATGTCTGATGGTTCTATTTCACAAGCAAGAAATGCTGTTTTAAATTTTGCAGGAACTTTAGGTGGAGATACTAATATCACTATTCCTGATAGTATTGAAAAGGTTTATATCATAAAAGATGCAACCACACATAGTGGAAACGATTTAACTTTCAAAACAGTATCTGGAACAGGTATTGCATTGGAAGAAGGTAAAACTCATTTTGCTTATTCAGACGGTACTAATGTAAATCAATTAACTTTAGATACTTTACCAGGTACAATCGCAACTGCACAATTAGAAGATAATTCAATAACTACTGCCAAAATTTCAGATGCACAAATTACTACAGCAAAAATTTCAGCTAATCAAATTACTGAAAGTTTGATTTCAGATAATCAAATTACTACTAACAAAATTAATAATGACGCTGTTACTGCAGCTAAACTATCTAGAAAATTTACA